ACCGGCCCGCTCACCATCCAGATCACCGGCCTGGAGGGCGCGGAGAGCATCGACGATGTTTGGGCGGCCATTGTAATCCCACATTGAGGAGGGAGCAAAATGGACTTAAAAAAGATTTTGGACGAGCATCTCCTTTGGCTGAATGGAGAGGGCGGCAGCCGTGCCGACCTGCGCGGTGCCAACCTGCGCGGTGCCGACCTGAGCGGTGCCAACCTGCGCGGTGCCAACCTGAGCGGTGCATCTATGGATCAAATGATACGGGATATTCATACAGCTTTTTACCCGCTGCAATGCCCAGATTCCGGTTCTTATATCGGCTACAAAAAGGCAAGTGGCCTTGTTGTGGAGTTGGAAATCCCCGCAGATGCACGCCGGTCCTCCGCTACTAGCCGAAAATGCCGCGCCAGTAAGGCCAAGGTATTGAGTATCACAGATATCAACGGAAATCCTGCTGGCGGCCAGGTAAAGAGCAATTATGATCCGAACTTTGTTTATGCCATAGGCGAAACCGTTGAAGTGTCTGATTTTGATGATGACCGCTGGAACGAGTGCTCTACTGGCATTCATCATTTTATTACACGGGCGGAAGCCGTTATTTACGAATAAAAAGCGCCGCTCCACGGTGTGCGAGACCGGAGGGCGGCAAGAGGAGGAAATTTCAAATGGCAAGGAAATTTGAGGAAATCAAGCATGACATTGCAGAAGAGCTTAGGAAAAAACTTCATGCGGAACAGGAGATCTGCTTTCTGCTTATAGAGATCTTGGACTCAATTTCCCCAGGTTCGGAGAAATCTTGATTATGTGTAGGGCTGTGTTTCTTTGTTCGAGCGTTTCTATGCTGTCCATAATGTGGTAAATCCGCTCGATATCAGGATCTGAAGGGAAATAGCCACAGCGTGGGCATCGAGCAATGTAAACAAGATCCTTTGCGTTGTCCATGTCGCAAGAAAACTGCATTTCTTTCCCACATTTTTTACAGACTGCATCAAAAGTAAATCTCATATCTAACACCCCTGGATTTATTATCAGCAAAAGGAGTTGTTTTGTCAATGTTGAATTTGAATCCATGCTCGGACAGGCAACAGGACAACCCCGTCTCCGAGTGTGAGAAGTGCCGCCAGGAGGTCTACCACGGCGAGGCCCGGTTCCAGTGGGAGGGGCGCTGGCTTTGCCCGGACTGCTTCCGAGCCGCAGTCAACAAAGCCCTGCGCGACTGCCCGGAGCAGTTGGCTCTGGAGATGGGGCTGGAAGTGGAGCGGTACGTATGAGCCGCGAGACCTGCGTGCGCTACTACACCACCGGCACGGCCACCGTGGCCGTACATTTCCCAAATGGGCTAACGGTTTGCCAGTGGTGCCCCTACATCCAATACCGGGAGGGTCTCAAGCGCCACCAGTGTGCCCTCACCGGCGAGTTCCTGCCCTATCCATTTGACGGGATGGGGAACGAGTGCCCGATTACATTTGATAAGGAGGATAAGCAGCATGAGTTTGACAGTTAAGGAGACCAAGGGCGGCGGCAGCGCCCCCATTGAGCCCGGAGCTTACCCGGCCCGCTGCGTGGGCGTGGTCGATCTGGGCATCCAGCACAACGACTTTAACAACAAGGATCAAGAAAAGGTGCGGCTTATTTTTGAGCTGCCCACGGAGCGCGTACAGGTGGACGGTGAGGACAAGCCCCGCTGGCTTAGCAAGCCTTACACCGCCTCCCTCCATGAGAAGTCCACCCTGCGCCATGATCTGGACGCCTGGCGCGGTAAGCCCTTTACCCAGGAAGAGCTGGCCGGGTTCGATTTGGCGAATGTGATCAACGCCCCCTGTTTACTTACCGTGGTCAACCAAGAGAGCAAGAATGGCGGCACCTACTCCAAGATTGCCGGTATCTCCAAGCCGATGAAGGGTATGGACGTGCCGCCCCTGGAAAACGAACCGATCCAGTTTGACATGGATGCAGAGGACGCCGAAGCGGTGCTGAAGCTGCTCCCCACATGGATGCAGGAGGAAGTCCAGAAGTCCGTGACTTGGAAGGCGAGAACGTCCGGCCCTTTTGAAGATGCCGACGAGGACGGCGAGCTCCCGTTTTAAGGGGGGTGTACCCTTATGAAGCGGGATCAGTTTACCTTCTACCGCAGTTATTACGAAGCGTTGAAGGCGCTGCCAAAGCGGGACCAGACTTCCGTCCTCATGTCGGTCATCGGGTATGCGCTGGATGAGGAGACACCTTCCCTTTCCGGCGTCCCCCTTTCTGTTTTCACTTTGATAAAGCCCACTCTGGACAGTGGTCGGAACAAAGCGAGAAGCCGAATGAAAAAAGGCGGAACAAGCGAGGAACAAATCGGAACAAACGAAAAACAAAATGGAACAAACGTGGAACAATCCATCAAGGAGGGGGAGATAGAGAAGGAGAGAGAGGAAGAGGGAGAGGAAGAGGGAGAGAACGATAGTTCTCTTCCCCCTACCCCCCTCTCCAGGGGGAAATCAAAACGGTTTTCTCCTCCAAGCGTGGAAGAAGTCCGCGCCTATTGCCAGGAACGGGGGAACGGCATAGACCCGGAGGCCTTTGTGGACTTCTACGCAGCGCGGGGGTGGAAATACGGCGCAGGGCGGCCCGTTGTAGACTGGAAAGCCGCCGTGCGAACCTGGGAAGCCCGCCGAAGGGCGGAGCAGCCAGCCACTACGGAGACATACCGCCCCAGGGCCTATCACCTGGAGCGGGACGAGGATGGACAGGAGGTTGTAGTCTATGACGATTGACGCACTGGAGGCGGAGAGCGCGGTATGCGGCTCTATCCTGCTGGACGACGCCTGCCTGCCCGAGGTGATGGAGTACCTGACAGAGGCGGATTTCGTGCTGGAGGCGAACCGGGCTATTTTCCGGGCGGCGGTTGAGCTTTACCGGCGTGAGGAGCCGGTAGACCCTGTGAGCATCCGGGCGGAGGCCAGGGGCGCAGTCAGCGATGCATACATGCTGGAGCTGATGCAGGCCACCAACACGGCGGCCAACGCCGGGATTTACGCGGAAGAGACCCGGCGGGCGTCCATGCGGCGGAGCCTGGTAGCCCTCGGCCAGGAGCTGGAGCAGCGTGCGTCTACCCTGGAGGACACCCCCAGGGAGCTGATTTCCGCCGCACAGCGAGAGCTGGAGGCCATTGAGGCTCAGGACACCGCAAGGGAGCTGGCTACCTCCGGGGATACTTTGCTGGCCTATTACCGGCACCGGGAGCGGGTGGATGCCGGTGCCGGCGGCTACGTCCCTACGGGCTACCGGAGCTTAGACCGATTGCTGGGCGGCGGTCTGCTGAACAGCGGATTTTACATTCTGGCCGCCCGGCCCGGCATGGGCAAGACCACCTTCGGGCTGGCCGTGGCGGATCAGGTGGCCCAGCAGCGGGGGCCAGTGCTCTTCGTCTCCCTGGAAATGGATGAGGAGCAGTTGGCCGCCAAACGGCTGTCGCGGGCCGCCGGGATTTCCTATGACGCCCTCATGATGGGCAATCTTGGGGACGAAGAGCGAGCCCGTGCGGCGGAGTGGAGTTCGAAGGTGTCCCAGATACCTGTCTACACAAACCGCAAGCCCCGCGCCACCGTGGACGATATCGCCAACATGGCCCGGAAGGTTAAGGGGCTCAAGCTGCTAGTGGTGGACTATTTCGGGCTGATCCGGACAGAGGAGCGGGCTAAAAACCGCTATGAGGCTATGACCGAGGTGTCGGGGCAGCTCAAGGCGTTGGCACGGAAGCTCAAAGTCCCGCTGCTCTGCCTGGCGCAGATCAACCGGGAGAATGCACAGCGGCAGGACAAGCGGCCCCAGCTCTCCGACCTGCGGGACACCGGGGCACTGGAGCAGGATGCGGACGGTGTAATCTTTTTGCATTGCAATAGTTATTACAACCAGGAACGGCCCGACCCGTGGGAGCCTGACTATATGCAAATTATTTTGGCGAAAAACAGGCACGCCAGTACCGGAACGTGCGACGCGGCGTTCTATCGGGCGGTGGGGCGGATTATACCAGCGAGGTGATATCAGAGTGACAGACGAAAAGGCGGCGGATGTTTTGTCCGCCCTGAGAGACAAGCATCGCGCCATTATGGAGACCTGGTCTGACCTGGCCCATGATCACGGCGAGATCGTAAAAGCCCTGGACCGGGCACTGGAGGCGCTTGGACATGGGAACAATCAGATTTAACATACCATACCCGCCCACGAAGAAGGGCAAGTCGGCCTTCTGCCGCCGGTTTGGGCTGAACGCCTACTACTCCGGCAAGCACTGGGCGCAGCGGAAGAAGGACGCTGACGAGCTCCACGCGCTGACTCTGGCCGCGCTGAAACAGGCCCGAGTGCGGCGCGGGATGGTACGGGGGCCGGTCTCCATCACTTTTGCATGGGACGACGGGCTGGACATTGACAACCACGCTGCCATCGCCAAAGCCGTGGTGGACGCGCTCAAGGGATACCTGCTGCCGGACGACGATCACCGCTGGTACAGGCAGGTTATACATAGGCTTTGGGACGGGGGATGTATTCGGGTGGAGGTGCAGGAGCTGTGATCACCAGAGACCCATACGGCATCAGCGGAGCGGTGGCCCCCTGGCGTAGCCTGGACGCGATGGAGCCGATCGTGGAGCGCAATATCACGGAGCGGGACGCGGAGGAGGCGGCAATCTGTGGACAGTGCCCGCTGCCGGACTGCAACCCGAAAAGAGTTGGCTGCCTCCTACATACCAGGGCGAAAAGGCCAAAACCGTCCCGTGATTTTCTGGAGCGCATGGCGCTGGACGGGTATGGGCCGGAGACGATAGCCCAGGCCACCGGATACTCCATATCAACCACCACAGAGTATATGAAACAGTTTTTTAGGGCGGGACCATGTGAGCGCTGTGCGTCCAAGAGCATTTGTGATGCAGTCGTCGGGACGTGTAGCCGTAAAGAGCGATGGAAAGCAATCAAGGAGGTGCCGAACGATGGACGATAAGACGCGCGCCGATTCTGAGCGCGGAGGAATTGCAGAGATTGGAGGTCAAGCCATGACGCGGGAAGAAGCGATTGAGTGCCTGAAAACTATACAGCGGTGGACTCCGGACTGGGATGACCGGGAAGATGGGCTGTCTTATTGGGATGCTATTGATATGGCCCTCTCCGCCCTCCGCCCCGTCAGCCGGGAGCAGGTGGAGAAGGCGTGGAGGGCGCACTGGATTCGGTGTGAGGATGCGCAAGAGGGCGTTGTGAAATATGTTTGTTCGCATTGTTTTGATTATCATGCTTTCCGGGAAGACTTTGGAGAATATACACATAACGGCAACCATCCGTTTTGTCGGAAATGTGGGAAAGCCATGACGGACGAGGCCGTGGAGATGGTGATGAAGAGATTGGAGGTGCCGAAAGATGACCAGGCCTGAATTTATTGCCCTGATTGGTCAGGATATCGTGGTAGATTATCCATTTGGTCAAGAACTCCAGCGGTGGAGCATGAAAAACTTTTATATCGATGGAAATGGCGAAGTCAAACATAATCGTCTCACGCTTATTATGGATGCTTTTATTGCCAACGCAAGAAATCCCCACAAAGGGAAGCCCACGCATGGTTAAGGAGGCGCTGAAAGATGAGTGCGATTGATTCGGATGCGCTAAAGGAGTATATCAAGAAAACAGATTTAACCGCTGTTGAACGGGGTGCGCTTTTGCAGGCGATCTCTAATATGTCCACCCTCACCCCGCCGAACGAGCCGCTGACGCTGGAGGAACTGCGGGAGATGGACGGTGTAAATGCGCTATGGGTACACAATCTTGCATGGGGATTACACAAGCCCCGTTTCATGCTGGTCCACAGTGTTTCGGAAGATTGGTGGACGTGCTGTGATTTTGATGGATTTGAAACCTTCTGTGCGGATGACTATGGGGAAAGATATTTATTATACCGCCGCCCGCCGGAGGGAGAGGCCGATGACTGAGCACATCTTGTCCCTGAGCTACGGAAAGGACTCACTGGCGTGCCTGGGCGCTATCGAGCAGCTTGGATGGCCGCTTGACCGCATCGTCCATGCGGAGGTTTGGGCTACCGACACCATCCCTGCTGACCTGCCGCCGATGGTGGAGTTTAAGGCGCATGCGGACAGGATCATCAAGGAGAGGTGGGGCATCGAGGTGGAGCGCATCAGGAGCAAAAACACTTACGAAAATGTGTTTTATCGCATCCGACTTGAAACAACCAAGACCGCACCAGGAAAAATCAGAGGGTGGCCGAGAACCCTAGGCGCGTGGTGCAACAGCTCTGTGAAGATGCCACCGCTTAGAGCAATAGAAACGGGTGACAAAATTATTTATATCGGCATCTCAGCAGACGAGCCGAACCGCTTTCACAATCTGACCGACACAAAGAAAAGTCCGCTTGTAGAGGCAGGATGGACGGAGACTGACTGTAGACGCTGGTGCGAGGGAAACGACCTGTTGTCTCCTATATACACCACAGCAACAAGGAGTGGCTGCTGGTTCTGCCATAACCAGGGAGTCGGTCAGCTTCGTCTCATGCGGAAAAAATACCCGGAGCTGTGGGCACTGATGCTCAAATGGGACACTGATAGTCCGGTAACATTCAAAGCAGATGGCCACACTGTACATGATTTTGAGCAGCGATTTGTTCTGGAGGACGATGGGCTGATCTCTGCGGATGACAAGGTTTTTCGGTGGTCAATGTTGAACGAGGAGCTGAATTACAGATGGTTTTGAGACACAAATACACCCGTGCAGAGCTGGAATCCATCACCCAGGAGACCGCAATCTACATTGAGGGAGCAGGGATAGCCCAGCTCCAATGGGGCGGCCTGGAGATTGCAGAAGGGTGCAGGGATGGATACTTGTACTGCAAGCACATCAAGCCGTTTTCTATGGATCTGTACGGACAATACTGGACGGCCTGGGATGGGCCGCCGGAGGAGGGAAAGTGATGGACATTGAGAAGCTGATTGAGCAATTAAACGGATATTTTGAAGGGAATGACCTGAAAAGAGGCGTTGCCCTTGATGCCGCCACTGCTCTCTCCGCACTCCAGGCCGAAAACGAGAGGTTGCGGGACGAAGTAGAGCGGCAAAGGAGGAGCGCAGACAATAGGCAACACCTCTATGAAAATGCAGAACGGGCATACATAAAAGTTCTGACCGAGTTGGAGCAGACCAGGGCAGAAATCACCCGTCTGAAACACTATGAGGACAAGTGCCACGACTGCCCTATCGTTTGCGCCAAAACGGAAATTGTCAAGGCGCACGAGGAGTTGGAAGCCGTACAAGCTGAGCTGGAACGGGTAAAACGGGAAAGGGATGCGGCAGTAGAGGACCTGCACAAACTTTGCCCCGCATGGAAGTGGGACGGCCAAAAGGAGGACTGACATGGAACGGTTGACCAGAAGATCAGCCGATGGCAGGGCGTGTTTCAAGCCCCACCTATATGGACAAATGAATAAAGATGTCTGTGACCGCCTCGCAGCCTATGAGGAGACTGGCTTGGAGCCAGGGGAAATCGAACAACTCAAGGGTGAGGCTTTCGGACTGAGAGTGGACAAGCAAGAGCTGGAGCAATATCGTGCTCTCGGCCCCATTGACCGCCTCCGCGAACTCAAGCAGGCCGACGATGAAGGGCGGTGCGTGGTGCTGCCATTCAAGCCTCCGAGATGGGTGTATATGTGCAGTGCGCGCTTCCCCAAACCGGCAAAAGCCCATTATGCAAGCGCCATCAATGTTTTACATGATATGGACAACGGGTGTGTATTTGGGGATACCCCAAAGGAAGCCGAGGCCGCACTACGGAGGGAGCAGGATGGCTGATATTCTTACAATTATAGCCGCTGTGGAGTGGATGGCGCTTGGCCTGCTTGTCCTGCGGAAGCTCAAGGGGTGGGATCGAAAGATGGAAGAGTTATACGAAGACATGAAGAAACAGTGGGAGGCCGAGCATGAGACTAGTTGATGCGGATAAAGCCAGAGAGTGCTTTGGTGGTGATGGGATGACTGGAGCCGTCATGAAGCGGATGTTTGATGAGTTGCCGACGGTTGACCCTGTTCACGCTGCCGGCGGGTGCTATTGTTTGGAATGCAAGTACAAAGATGAATGTATTCGCCGCATTGAATTTATTGGGAGAAATTTTGTGCTTGAGCAAAACACCTACGAATATCATCCATTGAGTTTCTGCTCCTACGGCCAGCGAAAGGAGACCGACCTAGACGAAGCCATCGAAAAGTACCTGAAAATCAAGGAGGGGGGCCAACATGGACAAGCCGAGAATTTGCGAGGTGCTTGGGGTTGAACCAGAAGAAAAGTTTGAAATTAGAGGGAACACGTTAGGGCGATTTCGTATCAATAAATATGGGACATTCCAGATTGAAATATCAAATGACTGCTGGGGATTCTCCACTGTGGAATGTCTTAACAATCTCATAAATCATCCAGAAAACATCGCCCGCAAGCCCCGCTGGACGGAGCAGGAGGTGGAGAGGGCGAAGGCTATCAAAGTGCTATATCCAGTTGTTAAAACATTGGCATACGTTGATATAGTGGGACAGACATTTTACATGTATGATGACGAAGACAACTATAAGGGCAGTCTTGATAACCTTGATGAAACGTTCCCTACGCTGAGGAGCATAAGGCGGGCCACATTGGACGAGATCATCGGAGGTGCCAAATGACCAGAGAAATACTTTTCAAAGCCAAGCGGCTGGATAATGGCGAGTGGGTGAAAGGAAGCTTGATTTCGTTTGCAGATGGAGGGCGATCGATTTTACCATCTGAGAGTGCCGTGCTTTACAAGAAGGGCGAGTCTCTTTTTTCTACTGTAAATTGCCTTGAGGTCGACCCTTCCACGCTCTGCCAGTACACCGGCCTGACCGACAAGAACGGCGTGAAGATTTTTGAGGGTGATATTTTGAGCTACAACGGATCAAGAGAGCCAGTTATTTTTAACACAGATCTCAGAATCCCATGTTTCACAACTGGAATTGGAAGCGGAAGCAGCACCCCACTACATCCGTACAAACTGAGCAAGCGCCATTTTGTCATCGGCAACATCCACGACGGGGAGGGCGGACAGCATGAGGAGTGATAGCCCTTGAACGAGTTCCGGGAGAGATTGAAGAAGTTGAGGGAGAAGGAAGGGACACAGCCCTGTGTTCTCGCGGAGCTATGTGGCATCAGCAAGAACTCAATTTTGAGATATGAGCGGGATGGAGTGATTCCTGAAATAGTATCTGTTGTAAAAATAGCAGACCATTTCAATGTATCTGTAGATTACCTGCTCGGGAGAACAGACGACCCAAATGCAATGTAACTTTTCATTATTTCACAGAAAAAGTTGCTGTGATTCCCTCATGAGGGAATCGGAGAGCATGGTATATGCGAAAATGGGAGTGTGGGGGCGTATGCCTTCGCGCTCCCACTTTCTTTCCGCCCCCTTTTCCTCCTTCACGCAGAGTGGGTGGCGTCGGTGCATCTGCCGCCACCCCCTCTGTGTGCAATATGCCGCCGGTCGAACACCACCCCACTATTCGGGGCATGAGGGGTCGCACCCTTCGGGCGGCGAATGACGGTGGAAAGACACTACACCAGACTGCCGGAGCGTCTAGGCGCTGGGAAGAGTAAGACGCGAGCCGCCTGTCATGGAGGCGGAAGCGGTGGCAGCTATGACCTGCCCCGGTGTGCCGACACATAGAAAGCGGCTGCGCCCGGCGGAGCGTGTAGAGACGGAATCCGCCGATATGCAGGAGCCAGAAGCAGGGTGATCTCCAGGCTGTGCAACTCAGTCCGCCTGCTATATTGGGTCGCTCCCATCCGTGGAAGCCGGACGCTTGTGTAGGGCGATAGCTACCAGCGCTATCCCGCTGAAAACTACCCTGCGAGTGGCTAATCATGATGTCGCCACCAAGGCTAGGGCGTGACAATCTAAGCGGGAAGCGCACATATACCGAGTGCAGTAGCAGAAGCGGAAGCGGCGGCCCATTACGTCGCGGACGTGTGGCGGCTCAATGCCGCCTCTCGGCTCCAAACGCAGAGGGAAAGCAAAAGAGGCACTGCGCGATTAAATTAAATGCCAATGGGCGGCTGGACAACCTACTGTCCGCCATATGCCGCTCCTCGCCACCTGAGGCGGGCGGTGGCACCACAAGCGCACGAGCTGGAGAGGGCAAAAAAGCCGCCCCAGGAGGGGCGGCAGGATTAGCTCAGAATTTCTTTCAGCTTGTCCAAATTCCAGGCATTGGGGCTGACCTTGCCGCTCTCCCAGCGGGATATCACGGCCTGGTTAACGTCCATCGCATCCGCAAGCTGGGCTTGAGTCAAGCCTTTGGCCTTTCTGGCGGCGGCAATATCAAACTCGACAGACGCAAGGGGGCGCTTGCCTTTACCGGCAAAATAGCCTAACTGCCAAGCCCCCTGCATTTCAAGGGGCTGGAACTTTTCAGACCCTCCCTCCACGGGCGGGTCAATGCTGGTGATCTCGCAAAGCGCCTCAGCAACCTGCCGGTCGAGATCCCTCTTTAGGAGGCCAAGCCTGTGAGCATCAGAAATGACTCTGGCGAGTGCTGTATACGGGCGCTGAGCGGCAAGGGTGAGATCCCCTCCGATCTCCTGCGGATATGCCGCCGCGTTGAGCCGACCGAACACCCAGCCAAACACGTATGCTTCTCTGTTTGTCATCAGCAACCGACCTCCTTGAAATAACGGTATTCCATTTCGTCATAAACATTGACCTTGATCTTAACCTTGCTGTCAGGATACTGGGAGGCATAACGAGCGGCACAATCCTCGGCTCCCTTCTTGTCGTCCATATAAGCACCCATCATCCAGCCGTCTTTGCAAACGCAATATTCATAGTGTTTCATGACTTTACCTCCTATATTGTTCCTTTTACTTTTTATGACTTAATTATATCATAAAATATGATATTGTCAATACATATTTTGAAAAATATTTGCCGCCCCGCAGTTGCAGGAGACGGGGGTGGCCCCAACGAGAGGAAACGCATGGCGGGATATTCCCCCGCCGCCTCTCAAACAAAAGATCAGGGCTAGGCCGACGGGCCGAAAAGGGAGGTGCCACCTTACTCCCCTGCCCTGAGTCAACATAAAGGTGGGAAGCAAAACAGAAAGGGTGGTATCTACATGAACGAACTAATCAAAGTTGACTTTAGCGGCGAAAAGCCAGCAGTATCAGCGCGGGAACTCCACGAGTTTCTAGAGGTAGAAACACCGTACCACAAGTGGTTTCCCCGTATGTGCGAATATGGATTCGCTGAAAATGAGGATTACGCAGTCACGGACATTTTTGTCCATAACCCCGCTGGCGGCCCTCAGAGCATGAAAGATGCCGCCGTCTCTATCGATATGGCCAAGGAGATCTGCATGCTACAGCGGAACGAGAAGGGGAAGATTGCCCGGAAGTATTTCCTCCAATTGGAAAAGGATTGGAATAGCCCGGAAAAGGTAATGGCCCGTGCGCTCCAGATAGCAGATCGAAAGATTAAGATGCTGGAGGCGGAGAAGGAGACCAACCGGCCGAAGGTGCTATTTGCGGACTCCGTGGCTGCCTCCAATACATCCATACTGGTTGGAGAGCTGGCAAAGCTCCTCAAGCAGAATGGGGTGGACACTGGGCAGAACCGTCTCTTTGACTGGATGCGGAACAACGGATATCTGATCCGCAGAGAGGGCACGGATTACAACATGCCCACACAGCGCTCGATGGAATTGGGCCTGTTTGAAATCAAGGAAACCAGCATTACACATGCAGATGGGCACGTTACAGTAAACAAGACTCCGAAGGTGACGGGGAAAGGACAGCAGTTTTTTATCAACATGTTTCTTGGTTGACAACCCACACGGGTGTATCGCTTAACAGGCTGTGACGGCTGGCCGTATCCGAGCCAGAGCTCGACAGTAGGCGGCGATGGTGTACTCCCTTTAGGGCCATATATATAACCCCTACGGGGTTAATATATTGGCCCTTAAAGGGAGTGGGCGTTTGACATGATTTTGACTCTACTTAGGCGAGAGGTGGTGACATGGCTGCACGGCTGACGGACAGGCGAAGAAAGAAAATTGTGGCTGATTATCTGGAGACCGAGAGCTATAACGCCACGGCGAAAATCAATGGGGTTTCCAAAGATACCGTTAAGCGTGTTGTGTTAGGTTGCGAAGGATTCGCCCAAAAGGCGCAACAAAAAAAGAAGCAGAACACGCTGGATATGTTGGCCTTCATGGAGACCCGCAAAGAGAAGATGCAGGAAGCGATCGACCTGCACCTAATGGCGCTGACAGACCCAGAAAAGATAAGCGATGCCGGGTTGTCTCAAATCGCCACTTCTTTCGGGATTATCGTTGACAAGGCCACAAAGAACACAGCCAGCGGGAACGACAGTTTGAATAAACTGGACGGGCTGTTGAAGGAGTTCAGAGATGCTGTTAAGTCCGAAACAAACTGAATTTGTCCGAGAGGGGCATCACCGCTGGAACTTTAAGGGAGGGGCTACTCGATCGGGGAAAACATACCTTGATTTTCGGTGGATTATCCCAATCCGCATCCGGGAGCGTGTCGGCAAGGACGGGCTGACGGTCATTCTTGGCGTCACAAAGTCCACCATTGAGCGGAATGTGCTTGAGCCTATGCGAACGATCTATGGTGATGCTCTTGTTGGCACGATCTCCAGCGACAATACGGCGTGGATATTTGGGGAAAAGTGCTACTGCCTTGGAGCTGAAAAGGTTTCCCAGGTCTCGAAAATCCGCGGCGCGTCCATCAAATACTGCTACGGCGACGAGGTGGCAGACTGGAGCCAGGAAGTCTTTGAACTGCTGAAAAGCCGCCTGGATAAAGCGTATTCATGCTTTGACGGTACGTACAATCCACAGGGGCCGAATCACTGGCTGAAAGTGTTTCTGGACAGCAAAGCGGATATTTTTAGCCAGACGTACACAATTGATGATAATCCGTTTCTCCCAGAGGCTTTTGTGGAGAACCTAAAGCGGGAGTATCGAGGAACGGTTTTTTACGACCGTTATATTTTGGGACGGTGGGCGCTGGCCGAGGGACTAATCTACCCCATGTTTGGCGAGAGCAACATCGTGGACGAGGAACCGCCGGCGGGCCGGTATTATATATCCGTGGACTATGGAACGCTCAACCCATTTTCCGCCGGCCTTTGGTGCGTGACAAAGCAAGGGGCTGTCCGAATCAAGGAGTATTATTACAGCGGGCGTGGGACGCAGAAGCAGCTGACTGATGAAGAATACTACCAGGCGATACGGGAACTGGCAGACGGCTATAACGTGGACTATGTGGTCATTGACCCGTCGGCGGCGTCTTTCATCACTACGGTATTCCGACACAATGAGTTCCATGTGGTCAAAGCGAACAATGACGTAATGGACGGGATACGGCGCACTTCCGTCTATCTCAAAAGCGGGGAACTTAAAATACACCGCCAGTGTAAAGACGCCATCCGAGAATTTGGCCTATACCGATGGGACGAGGAATCCACTGTGGACAAGGTCATCAAGGCAGACGACCACGCCATGGATGATATACGATATTTCGCAAACACTATTCTGGTCCGGTATTTCCCGGTAATGAGGTGAGAAAGTGACTATCATCGACAAACTCAAAGAGCTGGGCTTTGCCACCGTCAGCGCGGGCTTTTACGGCAAGGTTCTGGAGTGGAAGTCCTGGTATGAGGGAGACGTAAAGGAGTTCCACCGATATCGGGTGCGCAACGGGGCCGGGATGGTGAGCTGCAAGCGGTACAGTCTCAACATGGGGAAGAAGATTCCTGAAGATTGGGCTAATCTGCTTATGAATGAGCGGGTTGAAATCACTCTGGATGGCACAAAGGAGCAGGAGTTTATTGACCGGGTTCTGAATGAGAACAACTTTCGCGTGCGCTCCAATGAGATGCAGGAAATGGCCTTCGCTCTTGGAACGGTGGCTTTTATTCCCCGTGTAGTGGGCATGGAGGCCACGGAAGCAGGGCCGATTCCAGGAAGCGCCACCGATATAATTATCGACTATGTTACGGTAGAGCATATTTGGCCCCTGTCCTGGCAGAATGGCGTCATTACTGAATGTGCCTTTGACAGTATCGTCAACGTAAACGAGGATGATTATTGCTATCTGCAAATTCACCGGAAGGTGGACGGTCTGTACGACATTGAGAATCGGCTGTATACATATCGGAACCATAACGTGGATACTGAGGTTCCGCTGACCTCCGTGAAGGGGTTTGAGCGGGTGCCGCCCGTGGTCCACACCGGCAGCGACCGGCGGCAGTTTGTCATTGATCGGCCAAACATCGCCAACAACTTCGATTACTCTATCCCGCTCGGGATTTCGGTATACGCCAACGCCATCGACAGCATGAAGGGCGTAGACATCGCCTTTGACAGCTATGTCAATGAGTTTGTGCTCGGGAAAAAGCGGGTTATGGTCAAGCCGTCCGCGCAGAAGTATTTGGATGGCGAGCCGGTCTTTGACCCTGATGACCTTGCCTATTATATGCTGCCGGAGGACATCGAGGGCGGGGACATCATCCAGCCTATCGACATGAACCTGCGAACGGCGGAACACACCCAGGGCGTGCAGACACAACTTAATCTGCTGTCCAGCAAATGCGGCTTTGGGGAGACGTACTACCGCTTTGACAGTGGGAATATCACCACGGCCACCCAGGTCATCAGCGAGAATAGCACCATGTTCCGCACCATCAAGAAGCATGAAATTATCTTGGAACAGGCTATTACAGAGCTGTGCCATATCATTCTTCGGCTTGGGAATGCGGCTATGAACAAAGGCCTGAACGAAGAAGCAAAAGTGACCATTGACTTTGATGACTCCATCATCGAGGACAAGACTACGGAGCGAAACAACGACAGACAGGATCTGGCTGCGGGAATCATGAACGACTGGGAGTACCGCATGAAGTGGTACAACGAGGACGAGGCCACGGCAAAGAAGATGCTGCCAAAGATGGAGGATATGACGGACGAGGAGGAAGAAGAGATTGAATGAGGTATCCATTCACCCCAGAGATTCTCGATGCCATCCCAGAAGATCTGGCCGAACTGTACCGCAGTCTGGAAGCGACGATTCTTGAAGAGATATGTTCCCGACTGAAAATTTCTGGTGAACTGAACGAGGTGACGGTGCAGGACATCCGGGTGCTGCGCTCCCATGGCATCGACCTGAGCGAGATTGAGAAAGCTATCCAGCGAACCGCCAACATCTCCCGGAAAGAACTGGACAAGCTGTTGGACGAGGTGGTGGAGCGGAACCAGCGATATTATACCGACCTCATTGACCTAGCGGGCGTGACCCAGCCAGAGACGTTGGTGAGCGTGGAAGATACCTGGGCCATCTATGAGCAGACACGCTGGGAGCTGTCAAACCTGACCCGCTCCATGGGCTTCCTGGTGGACAATGGGCGGACGATGTTAGCACCGGCAAAAGCCTATCAGTGGGCGCTGGACAGCGCGGAGATGCAGGTCATGAGCGGGGCTATCTCCTATAATCAGGCCATCAAGGGCGCTGTCAAGCAGTTGGCAGAAAGCGGCCTCCGCATGGTGGACTATGAGAGCGGACACCGGGACCATATTGACGTGGCAGCCCGCAGGGCGGTGATGACGGGCGTATCCCAGATCTGTGCCAAATACACGGAGCAGAGCGCAGAGTATCTAGAAACACCTTATTTTGAAGTGTCCGCCCACATCGGGGCTCGGGACAAGGGTATTGTCTGGCAAAACCACAAGGCATGGCAGGGCCGTGTGTACTCTGTCAGAGCCGAGGACAAGTATCCGAACATCTACGAGGTGTGCGGACTTGGCTATGTGGATGGCCTGGAAGGAGCCAACTGCCGTCATATTAGGACTGTATTTGTGGACGGAGTGATGGGGCGCACCTATACCGACGAGGAGCTGGCTCACATTGATGACGGCCACGATGTGGACTTCGAGGAGAAACACTATACAGCCTATGAGGCCACACAGAAGCAACGGCAGGTCGAGCGAACTATCCGCAAGCTGAAGCGAGAACAGACCGCATACAAGGCCGCAGGCCTGACAGAGGATGCCCAGGCAGTGACGGCCCGTATCCGGCGGATGAATAAGGAATACAAATCGTTCAGCGAGGCGGCGGGGCTGCCGTTGCAGCGGGAGAGGATGAAGGTTACTTATACCGATGTGGCATCTGAGCAAATGGCTTCAGCCCTCAAAATACAGCGCGATGCGGAAGCACCGATCAGGCAGGCAATCCAAAGCGGTGGGTATCCGTTGGAAATCAACCCAGAGAAACAAGCGCGGCATATGGCTGGTATGGCTATACCGGGTAGAAGTGTAATAACGGTTTCTATGGAGGAGTTACAAGCTATCATAAACGCAAAGGCAGGTAGCGGGAAAATCAATTTTACAGATGATTTTAAAAAGTGGAAAAATACAGAAATTATTGACGCCGGGAGAGAGATTGGATATACAATCAATAGAAACGGTGATATAATAATTGCAAGAAGCATCAAAATCCATTATAGCAAAAGCGGAACTCATGGCGTTCCATTTTCGGGAAGGTGGAAAAAATGATAATTGAAAATCCTGAGATTTACTTCGGAAAGAAAATTAAAGTTTTTTCCACAAGCGGGCGCATGACGATTGGGGAGCTTTATGGGTATGATTACGACTTCGACGATGATGGAAATGAGTTTCTGGAGTTCGATGTGGAGAATGAAAACGGTTTGCTGATCGGATTTACGGAGGACGAAATTGAACGCATCGATATTATTGGATGATAAGGCGAAATGCGTAATCGAAGCACTTCTATCAAAAGGCAACCGCGTTGAGTTGATTCCCGTAAAAGATGGTGTTAAAATCATACATATTAAACGGGAGGAAATGAAGCTGTGAATAATTATATATGTCATAAATGCGGTGGACTTTTGGGGTATAGAACAACTTTTGTTGGTGGATCAGACATGCCCTATACAGAAAACGAAATGTATTGTGATCGATGTGGTATTCATCTTAAAGGCGATGCTGTTCCACGAGAGAAAACAGAGGATGAATTGGAACGGCTATATCAAGAATTGAATAATAACTAAATATTGCTCCCGTCTCTAAGCGTTGAGGCGGAAGACCCGAGCGTGGGTAACTGACTACGAATTGTAGTTGGTTACCCACGCTTTTCCTTTTTCATCCATGCCGAGAGGCGTAAAACCGCAGGGCGACGGCCCTGACAATAAACGGAGGTTAATACAATGAGCGAACCTATCAATAATCCTACCCCGGCCCCTGCGCCGGAGCCCGCCCCTGCGAAGACCTTCACACAGGAGGAAGTGGATGCCATGATCGGCAAGCGGCTTGCGAAAGCCATGAAGGGTATGCCCAGCGAAGAAGAGCTGACCGCCTACCGCACCTGGAAGGACGGGCAGGCCGGAGAGAAAGAACGCTGGTACAAGCTGACTGGCGAGAGGGATACTCTCTCCGGAAAGCTGACAACCGCAGAAGCGGAGAGAGACCAGTTGAAGCGTGAGTTGTATGTCCTGAAAAAGGGCTTGACCGGCGAGGAGGCGGAGTTCATCGCCTTCAAGGCAGGGAAGATGGTGGACGACAAGACCACCTTTGAGCAGGCCGTGGACGAGCTCACCGCCGACCGCAAGAAGACTTCCTTTGACTGGACTGCTCCAGTGGGCGGAGGGAAGCAAAAAACAGGAGAAAACGATGTAATGAACGCCCTGATCCGGGGCGCACTGAAATGAAAGGAGAACATAAATGGCTGTTGACATTATCGATAGAAGCAAACTTTCTGGGCTTATCCCTGAGCCCGTAACCCGTGAAATTATCCAGGGGGCCGTAACGGAGTCCGCTGTGCTGCGGATGGCCCGTCGGCTGCCCAACATGACCAGCAAGACGCAGACACTCAATGTGCTGGACGCTCTACCCACCGCCTACTTTGTCAACGGCGAGGCAACCACCGGCGCATCCGACTCCAAGGCTTCACTGAAGAAGACCACAAATATGGCGTGGGACAAGAAGAAAATCTATGCCGAGGAAATTGCGGTTATCGTCCCCATCCCCGAGGCCGTGCTGGACGACAGTGACTACGACATTTGGGGAGAAGTTCGGCCTCGACTTGAGGAAGCTTTCGGCAAAGTCATTGACGCCGCCATCCTGTACGGTACGGATAAGCCGACTTCTTGGCGTGATGGACTTGTCCCTTCGGCCACTACCGCAAGCGCTGTTGTGACCGCTACCAGCGATATTTTCAAGGACATCATGGGTGAGGGTGGCGTGATTGCCAAGGTGGAAGAGAGCGGTTATATCCCCAACGGCGTGATGGCTGCCATTCAGATGCGCGCCAAGCTGCGCGGCCTTGTGGACAAGAACGGCCAGCCCATTTTCAAGACCGATATGCAGGGAGATACCCGCTACGCGCTGGACGGCATGAGCATGTACTTCCCGGTGAACGGCGCTTACGACCCGGAGGAATCTTTGGCTATCGTGGGTGACTGGAGCCAGTTGGTCTATGCCATCCGACAGGACATGACCTTTAAGATTTTCGATAGCGGCGTGGTGCAAGATCCCACCACTGGCAATATCCTTTATAACCTGATGCAGAACGACATGGTGGCCCTCCGCGCCGTCATGCGGCTGGGCTGGGAGATTCCCAACCCCATCAACGCCTTCAACGTCGGCAATGAGAACGCCTTCCCTTTTGCTGTTTACGCACCGGCGGGGGGTTAATAGGGTCTGACACTTTAACGCTATTCCCCAGCGGTCAGGCCCTATTGGGGAAACAGGTTTCCGAGCTTGTGGGTGATGACCTGAAGGTTTATGAGAGTGGCGCTGTAACGGGCACATTTCATTATGTGACCAACTACACCGAGTTCAGCGACGACCCGGATGAGCAGAGCGGGTATTATTTCCCATTTCACCTGACAAAGACCGGGACAAAGATGACCTTCAAGAAAAATGGCTCTCCTACAAAGGAAGACATCCTGTTTGACGCGGACATTGTCTTCCGGGTGACCAAGGATGATACCTTCGAGGTGCTTGTTGATGATTCCAGCGTAGTGAAATTTAGTTTCACTGGGGCGACGTTTGAGCCGCAGGCTAAGACGAAAGCCCGTGCGAAGAAGTAAGGGGGCGGCCTGATGGCTTACGCAGATTATGAGTATTACACTGCTGCGTATCTAGGCACGGCTATCCAAATGGCTGACTTCCCTCGTCTGTCCCTGCGTGCAAGTTCCTTTCTGGACTACTACACGCAGGGCCGGGCGGCTCAAAACAAAGAGCTGGACGCAGTAAAGATGGCTTGCTGCGCCGTGGCAGAACAGTACCAGAGCATCGACCTTGCCCAGCAAGCGGCCCTGAATGCCCTTAAAAACTCCGCAAATGCTGGAGAGACTGGAGAGTTGCAAAGCCAGAGTGTGGGCAGTTGGTCCAAGACCTACCGGAGCGGGGGCGAGAGCGCGGCCCACGCGGCCGCCTCCGCCACCTCCGCAAAAGCTGGTCTGGCGTCAGCGGCGAGTATGTACCTGGCTGGGACCGGGCTTCTCTACCGGGGAAGGGGGTGCGGTTGTGTTCCCGCACACTGTGACGATCTATAACGTGGCGGTGGAAATCGACCCGGCCACCATGGCGGAAACGACAGTCAACCATATTACGGTGCTGGAGGGTGTTTTTCTGGACGCCGTGAAGGGGAAAAACGTCAACGAGAGCGGACTTGTGGACGCCGATGCTGTAACACTCTACATACCGACCAACGTATCCGCCACTGACGGTGTGACCGGCGAGAAGAAGCGTTACGTGGGACCCGTGGAGTTTTGGAACGGCGAGAGCCGGGACGGGATGTGGACCCTATCTCCCGGGCAGAACACCTTTTTTGTCAAGGGGAAGGCCATCCACCCGGATTGGAGCAACCAGAAAATATCCGCCGCCTACGACTACGTCTACGAGGTGAAAACGGTTGACTTCAAGGACTTCGGCGGGGAGATGTCCCATTGGGAGGTAGGTGGAGCCTGATGCTGAAATTCAGTGTACATACGACTGGACTGGACGTAATTAAAGACAAACTGGCCGAAGGATGCACTAAGGCGGAGCACACTGTGGCGCTCCAGGTTCGGAAGGACACATCACCATATGTTCCGATGCTTACTGGGTCATTGGACAAGCGGACGCGGTCAGATGGTTCAGAAGTGATTTACCCCGGCCCATATGCACGCTACTTATATTTTGGAAAGCTGATGGTAGACCCGGCTACAGGTAGCAGTTATGCATCAAAGGGCACAACAAAGGTCTTGACTGACAAAAACCTTGTGTTTAATACAGCATCACATGCGCAGGCACAATCCCATTGGTTCGAAGCCAGCAAGGCCGAAAACCTTGAAAAGTGGGTCCGTGTGGCGGATAAGGCGGTGAAGTGTGAACTCTAATAATGAAAAGCCCCGCATGTTGGTGGCAGCCGAGGAAGTAGATAAAATCTCTCGTTCTATGTCTATTTGGGTCAATACTTTCCCGGAAAGCCCGGTATCGTTGATCCGGTACGAGTTTTTAAACATTGACAAAAAAACAGGCGACGAAACAGCTATGGCTCTCTCCACCATCCAGGGCACCTATATAACAAAGCGCTTCATCCTGGGTGGATACCAAGCGGAGTACCAATTCAAACTGATCTATCGCATAAAGCCTGGTGAGAGCAACGACAAGCGCCTGGAGGCTGACGAGCTACTGAACCACTTCGGTGACTGGGCAAGAAAAAATCTTCCTGATTTGGGAGACGAGATTCGGGCGCTCCGAGTTGAGCCCACCACACAATCCTCTAAATTTGCCGCTTATGAGGACGGTTATGAAGACTACCAGATTTTGATGAAACTGACATATGAAGTTGGCGTTTGAAAGGAGAAAAACAATGCCTGAGCCTGATTTGACTTTTAATACTACGCCGGGCCAGACCGTAGGCCGTGAAATGTTAATTGCTTACCTAAACACTGGAGAGAGCTCTACGCCTACGTGGTCTCCCATCGGTAAGCGTGTAGAGGACAGTTCAGCCGAATACGACTGGCAAACAGAAACCAAAGTTGATATTTTTGGAAATACCTATACCAACGGGAAGAAACCAACCATTACACAAACCTTTGACCCATGTGAGTTGGATGCAGATGACGCAGCACAGGAAAAAATCTGGAACCTTGCTATCAAAGATCAGAACGTGAACGCTTTGATGAATCAAGATATGCTTATTGTCCATCTGTATGCGGGGACGGCCGGAACAGCGGTATTTGCTGAAAGATACTCCTCATGCTCTATTTTGCCGTCCGGGCTCGGTGGTGAAGGCGGTGGCACAATTGGGATGCCAATTGATGTTACATATGGCGGCACTAGAACTGTTGGTACAGCATCGATTAGTGGTGGAACTGTGAAATTCACACCGGGAACCGTGGAGGTTTAACTTATGAAGGAACTGAATTTTGACTCCGGCCTTGTTACATATTCTTTGAATGGCAAGTGCGAGGTGTCGTTCAACCCCACTGACAGCAACTTCGTTGAGCGGCTGTACTCCGCTTTTGAGGATCTGGACAAGAAGCAGGAGAGCTACAAAGCACAGATCGAGAAGATGGTGGACAAGAAGGAAATCTTCGAGTTTGCCAAAGAGCGGGACGCTGAAATGCGCGGCATTATTGACGGCGTGTTCGAGGCCCCTGTGAGCGAGTCTGTCTTCGGCGGCATGAATGTCTATGCCATTGCCAACGGCCTCCCTGTCTGGTGCAACTTGATGATGGCGGTCATGGATGAGATTGATACCACTTTCACCAGAGAGCAGAAGCTTACTAACCCGCGCATCAGCAAGTACACAGCGAAATACCAGAAGTATCAGAAGAAGTAACCAAAGGAGCACGTCATGAGCTATGGACTTCCAAAAAGCGTGGATATAGACGGGCAGGAGTTTGCTATCCGCTATGATTATCGGGTTATCCTCGACATTTTCGAGGCCATGAACGACCCCGATTCCAGCGAGGAAGACCGGGCCCTTGACGTGCTCCAAATCTTCTATGTGGATTTTGACGAGCTGACCGACTATGACGCGGCCATAAAAGAGGTTTTTCGATTCATCAACGGCGGCGAGGAGCCACGGGAGCAGAAAGGCCCCCACCTTGTGGACTGGCCTATGGACTTCCCCCGCATCATTGCCCCTATCAACCGTGTGCTGGGCTATGAAGCCCGCGCTGTGGACTACGACATCGAAACCAACACGGGCGGCATCCACTGGTGGACTATCCTCGCGGCCTATGCGGAAATAGGGGACTGCCTCTTTGCCCAGATCGTCCGCATCCGCGACAAGAAGGCAAAGGGCAAGCCGTTGGACAAGTCTGACAGGGAGTTCTACCGAAAGAACCGTGACATCATCGACATCAAGCAGACATACAGCGAGGCGGAGAATGACCTTGTAAAGATTTGGACAGGGGGATAACCTCCGGTTAACTGCACCTTGAAAACTTCATATTGAGATAGCGGAAATATTTTTGGAAAACCTCTTGACTTTCTGTGTACACGCTATATAATAAATGTGTACACAGAAAGAAGGTGATAAAATGTCGCCCCGTACAGGCAGACCAAAGGCCGAAAACCCGAAAGATATACAGTTAAAAATCAGAGCCGACAAACAAACGATTGAAGACTTAGATTTTTGCTGTGAGAAGTTGGACAAAACAAGAAGTGATATTATCCGGCTTGGTATCCAAAAGGTTAGGTCTGAGGTAGAAAAATAGAGTGCTGGCGGGCCTAGCAAGCAACACCAACACTCTACATCACCAGAGGTCTCCCACTGGATAAATCCATTCTATCACAGTGGGAGCCTCTAATCAATATGAAAAGAGGTTTTCCATATGAACGAGAAAAACACTCTTCAAGAATTGCTTAACCAGTTGACTAACAACGAGCATTGGGTCAAGCGTATTGCCGCCGCCTATCTGGGTGTAAGGGCCGAACAGGTGGTTATCGCGGTGAAAGGCGGTGATGCGGAATGAGGCCAGGAATGATTCAGTTGCGTGATTCGGTGGAAGAATCAGCAAACGACCTAAACCAGATTTGCAGTACAATGGAAATCCTGCTTGCCAGTATGTACGAGTCCAGCGAGGAAGCGAATCCAGTGAGGGAGGCTATGGCGCTCCTTTGGAAAAACACCATTGAAGTGCGTGACCGTTTGCTTGGGAGCTGCATAGATTCTGGATTCAGTTGGAAGGAGACGACCGCATGAACGAACTTAAAGTTTTTAATTTCCACGACATAGATGTAGTTGATAGTCGGGACGTGGCTGAAATGGTTGGAAGAAATCATAACGAGCTTTTGAAAAGTATTCGGACCTACCAGCAGTATTTAGCCGAGGGGAACTTCGCCCACGGCTCTTTCTTCATTGAAAGCAGCTACATGGATGGAAACAACCAAGAACGGCCCAGCTATTTAATCACCAAAAAGGGCTGTGACATGATTGCAAACAAAATGCAAGGCAAAAAAGGCGTACTGTTTACAGCGGCCTACGTCACGGCCTTTGAGAAGATGAACGAGCAGTTAAAATCACCCGCCCGCATTGCCCCGGAGGTATCTCCCAACGCCATTGCAAACCTGATCCGAATTACCCGTCGAGTGATGCTGGACATGGGCAGTACGCCCCAGGAGGTGGGCGCTATGACAAGAGACGTATTCGCAACCTGGAACATCCCGGTCCCGGTTTCCTTTAACCGTCAAATCACTGGGCAGATGTGCTTGCCTGGGATGGATGGAACAAAAGAACTGACGGCATAAAAAAGCCCCCGCTATCTCGATATGAGGTAGCGGGGGCTCTTATAACTAATTAATATCTTCCCTGTGAATTGTAAAGTGCTGTTTGCTGTCTCTGGCACTTCCAAGATCGATATAAGATGTTTGAAATTCCTCCCAATCGTCTGGAAGTTCCCATACAACATGCCCGACAATTTCCATACCAGGAGAAACAGCACCAACAAATACCACCGCATCATCTACGGTGCCAACAACGACCTTCGGCAACACCTTTCGCCCATCGGCGTAAGCATTAAAGCCAATGTTTGCTACATTTTGAACATTTTCCGTTGTGTTCTTTGCAGAAAAGATTACACACAATAGCCCCTTTCCTGAATCTTCCGGCTCTATTGTGCCGAGCGATGTTTCAAGAGCGGTTGTCCATTTTATATCCACAATCGACAGGTCAAATCGGTCTGCATTTAGCGTTGCATCAATGCCGACACTGTTTTCATCTATTTTCTCGGATGGTTCTGGCTGCTGTGTCTGCTGGTTGACAAGTTCGTTTTGCGCTGGCCCATTAGAACCAGAATTTGATGGTTTAGCAGTACGGCTGCCAAAGGTAATGGCAACAGCCGAAAGAACAGCGGCAATAATTACAACGGCGAATAGAACATTGTTTTTAACCCGTCTATTCCGATTTGTTTGGTTGTTTTCTGTATCAAATACGGCTGCCTGCGGCGTATTTGTTGCGTATTCGCTCTCAACTACGAGGTGTGATCCAGATATTGCTGTGTTTACAATTTTTGAAGTGTCATCCGGCGATACGAGGATTGAAATTGAACAGTCGATTTTACGCCCCTTTTGGAACGAAAGCGTATGGGGTCCATCTTGAGCGTATGCAGAAACGGTTGTGCCGTTTCTTAAAATCCCAACCACTTTGTCATCCAAAAGCACCGTGAAGTCAACAGCGCATCCCCACGGCGATTTTTCTCTTGTAATAATGATTTCTTTGTACCCTTCCAATGTAAATCTCTCCTATCAAGGTGGTGTTTAATGTGGCCGCTGACGGCTCCATCGTCATTGAAACCAATATTGACAATAAGAAAGCACAAAAAGAGCTGAATCAGCTTGCTAAGAAAATCCAATCGCTTGAAGATCAACTTACGTCCAAAAAGCAGGGGAGGTTTCCTTTAGTAGAAAACCTCAACGTTGTAAATGCGGAGTTGGAGGAGGCCAGGAAGCAGTTATCCATGCTCCAGGACGAACAGAATGCTATCAATGCCGCCATGAAACCTGGTTCGTCCGCTGATGACTATATGCGTGCCTATTCTGACAAGCCTATGGTCGATTCCAAATTGAAAAAGCAACAAGAAAAGGTTGACGCAATTGAGAAAGAGTGGAGGCAGGCTGAAAAAGCGCTTTCAGATTATGATTCCAAAATTTCTGGCTTAGAAGGAAAGTTGAACCTGGCAAAAGAGGAAGCAGGAGGGCTCCAGCAGAACATGGCAAAGTCCGGCCCTGCCGCCGCCAAAATGGCAAAATCAGTAGATAGAGCGCAAAAGAGCGCAAGCAAATTTTCCTCTCGCATGCGTGAAGTTATCAGAAGTGCGCTTGTATTCACGGTCATTACACAAGGTCTTGCGAAGTTCCGTGAATGGATGGGGAAAGTCATCAAAACAAATGACGAGGCTAGAGCATCTATTGCACGTCTAAAAGGGGCTCTCCTGACACTCGCTCAGCCGATGATTGAGGTCATTATACCAGCATTTACAAGTTTTGTCGATATGTTGGCCCGTATAATTTCAATGGCCGCCCGGATTACTGCTGCGCTTTTTGGTACAACAGCAGAGAAAGCTTCGGACTCCGCTGAAAATCTGTATGAGGAAACAGAAGCACTTGAAAAAACGGGTGAGGCTGCGGAGGAAGCTGGGAAGTCGCTCGCCTCTTTTGATGAAATCAACCAGCTTTCAGGGAGCAGCAATAAAAGCGAAAATCAGGCACAACAGGACCAATCAATCGAGCCAGATTTCTCTATTGTAAAAACCAGTATTCAGGATGCCCTTTCGGCCATCCTTGAGCTACTTACTGGTGCTGCACTCCTTGCAATTGGTGCAATTCTTGTATTTACAGGAGCAAGTATCCCGGTCGGACTCGCCTTGATGGTAGCTGGTGCGCTTGCTATTGTGGATGCTGTTACATCGAATCCAGAAGCTATAAAGGCGTTATTACAAGGAGGGCTTGGTGAGGCCCTTTCTATTATCGGGCCTCTGGTTGCCGTGATTGGCGTTCTTTTGGTTGTTACGGGACATATTCTTATTGGCATTTCGTTAATCATTATGGGCGCAGCAATTTGGGCTACGGGGGCGGCATCTGGCGACGAAGGAGACTTTATCCAAAATATTTTAACAAGACTTTCGGAGGCGGCCGCAGTCATTGGTCCCCTGATTGCCGTTTTAGGTGTTTTTCTTGTCATCACTGGACACATCTTACTTGGTGTGGCGTTTATTATCGCTGGAGCAGCCCTTTGGGCCGTGGGTAAAGCCGCAGGCGATGAGGGCGATTTTATACAAAATATCCTAACGAGATTGCAAGAGGCCGCAGAAGTTATTGGCCCATGGATTGCCATAATTGGCATAGTGCTCTTGGTTGCAGGTCAAATTGCCCTAGGAATCGGTTTAATTGTTCTTGGTATTGCGATCTTTGCATTTAGCAAGATGGAAATGGATGGCGGCGAATCGCTAATTGATACTATCGTTTCTGCACTGTCCGCGGCAATGGTAGAAATATCGCCGTACATTGCAATAATTGGCCTCGTTTTGATTCTGGTTCCAGGTATGCAGGGGATCGGCATTGCCTTGCTAGTTGCTGGAATTGGGTTGTTTATTGCTGGTACGGCATTAGCTGCATCCAATAGCACTGAAATGAAAAGTTGGGTTGAAGTGTTGCAGCTTGATCAGGTATCTCAGTGGGTATCTACGGCGCTCCTGCTCGCTGGTATTGCATTAGTGGCAATCGGAGCAATGACGCTTAATCCGTTTTTCTTGCTGGCTGGAATAGCCCTTTTAGGCGGTGGCGTTGCGCTCAAAGCATTAAACAGTAGCGGAAAAACAAGTAGCGGTTCCTTTTCAGCCAGATCCGGCTCAGGCCGAATGTCAGTACCAAGGCTTTCAATTGATGACGTTCCTGCCCTTGCAAAAGGCGCGGTCATACCGCCTAATAAAGAGTTCCTCGCCGTACTGGGAGATCAAAAGAGCGGGACAAATATAGAGGCTCCAACATCTGAGATTGAAGCCGCTGTTGCCCGTGGGATGCAGCGATATGGTGGCGGCGGCTCCAATACAGTTATCTTGGAAATCGACAAGCAGGTGCTTGGTCGCGTATCTTATCAAGCAACTCAGAGCGAAGTTCAGCGTATCGGCGTAAATTTGGTGGAGGGTTAAATGAGCTATATCAAATTGAACGGCATTGAGTTTGACGCAGATGTTGCAATTTCGACTTATAATCGAAGTTTCAATGTACTAGATGGAGATAATGCTGGCCGAGTGCTTTCCGGTCGAATGATACGTGATGTTATTGGAACCTATCTTGGACATAAGATTACAGTGTTTCGCAGAGGAGACAATTACGAAGGGCTGGATACCTTTTGGGACTATCTGTACCAACACTCAGTCGATGATAGCGTTATGTTGGAGGCTGCGGACGGACAGACAACCATCTCCTACGAGGCGTATTATACTAGCGCATCTCAAGACATGGAGAAGGTAGAAGGTAGCGTAAATTATTGGGGAGAAATAGAGGTAAGCTTTGTCCCGATAGACGCACAGGTCAAGCCGTAAAAAGTGAGGATAGGAGATGGCAAACAAAAACAAAATTGTGTATGGCGACAGAGTGTTTGAGGGCAACAAAATTAAAAGCGGAAATCTTCATATTGCAACATCTCTTCTATCTTCCTCTCTGGAAGCCAATACATTATCAGTCGTAATTGAGACTGAGGACAGAACAATTACAGAGTTTGAAAGAAACGCTCCAATTGTTTATTTTTATGATGACGTTCAGACCGGTGTGTTTTATGTGAAATCCATTGACCGGAATGGCCCTAATACATATAAGATATCTGCAACAAGCGCAATTGGGCTTTTATCTGAAAATCAGCATTATGGAGGAATCTACTCTGGAGAGACTGCATCCGAACTTCTTGCTTCCATATGCGGCACAATACCATACGAGATAAAAACAAATTTAGCAGACATAAAATTGTATGGTTGGTTGCCTATCGCTACAGCAAGGGATAACTTGTCACAGGTTCTATTTGCAATTGGCGCAACTATTCGAACTGATCTAAATGGAGTTCTTCGGATTGCGGCCCTTTGGGATGGAATTAGCGGGAACCTTGGTTTAGACCGAATGTATCAGGGCCCGAGCGTCACTAACGCGGCCAAAGTAACCCAAGTAATTGTTACGGAACATCAATATATAAAATCTGGTGAGTCATCTACACTTTTTGAAGGGTCTGTAGAAGAAGGGAAAATTGTTACATTTGATGATCCTGTGTTTGACCTGTCTGCATCTGGCTTTACTATTTTAGAGAGTGGGGCCAATTACGCGAAACTAACATCTGGGTCTGGGAAGCTTACTGGAACAAAGTATACGCACAACAAGAGCCAAATCATACGTGATATTGTTTCAGCCAAAGAGCCAAATGTAAAGAAGGTCGAAAATGCTACGTTGGTATCGCTCACAAACTCTGCGGCTGTTGCGGACCGAATGAAAAATTACTATAAGCATGCTCAATCTATCCAAGCACCAGTTGTCTATAAAGGGGAATCAACAGGGAACCGTGTGTTGACGTGGGACCCATATAACAAAGAGCCAGTTACGGCTTGCATTGAAAAAGAAGACATTACCATCTCAAACACATTAAAATCAAGTTCGGAGATGCTTGTTGGATATGTACCATTAAAAATAGAGGAAACTGAATTACTCGAAAACCGTGTAGTTCTTACAGGCGCAGGCGAGTGGACTGTCCCGGAAGGGACAACATATGTAAGAGCAGTTTTGATTGATGGTGGGCAAAGCGGCCAACCCGGAGGGGATGGAGAATCTGGTAATATTGCCAGAGCTGCTAGCGATTACTCTAGTAACACTAGTTCTGTACCTGAAAATACATTTGTTTCGACTACAGCATCAGTATCGCTTGGAAGCCAATCGGAAGGGAAAGGTGGAAAGAAAGGTCTTGGTGGCCTTGGAGGTAGAATTTTCCAGTCATCGCTCGATGTCGTGGGCGGTCAAAAAATAGCGTATTCTTGTGGCAAAGCAACTGGCTATGGAGGGGAAAGTGTCACAACATTTGGATTGCTTTCGTCTGTCAGTGGGAATCGAAATAACCTTGGATATGTTGATACAGTTACAGGAGAAACATATGCTTTAGCAGGAAAAGATGGAATGGATGGAGGAGATGGTGGAGGCCCTGGTGAGCCTGGCAAGGATGCTGGATCTGCAAAAGGCGGAGAAGGAATAAGCCAGAGAGAATACTCTGACAGAAAAACATTCTCAGGAAGCAATATTAATACTCTTTGGTTTAATGCAGAGGCAAATTGTGAGGCAGATTGTGGTGGTGCGGGAGGCGGTGGCGCAGGAGGAAACGGAGAAAATGGTGGCCCTGCAATAATAGCCACCAAAGCCAATGTAAATTTTAAAGGGCCAAGCTCTGGCGCAGGCTCATCTAATGGAGCAGACGCAGAGGGGGAGGCATATCAACATGGAGGTGGAAGCGGTGGGAAAGGTAAAGATGGAGAGAATGCATCATCGTATGGTTCAGGCGGAAGCGGTGGAAGCGGTGGTGGCGGCGCTGGAGTATGTGGATCGGTAAGACTTTCAGTAACCAATAAACGAAAATGGTCTAATCGTGCAGGCGGAGACAGTAAAACAGAAGATCTTACTGTTCGGTGCGATGCCGACATTTTTGTAAAAAAGGCTTCAGTTGTAACTGGTGGAGCAGGAGGAAACGGGGGAAGCTCAATGGATGGATGCATTATTTTGTATTATGGCGTTCCCCAAAAGATAGTCTCCGGCCCAGTGAAAGATAAAAATGGCCGCGTTGTTCTGGACAAGCTTGGCCGTCGGCTAATTGTGTGAGGTGAGAAAATGGAACTGACTCTGGAGGAGCGTGTAGCGGCACTTGAGCGGAAATTATCAGCCAGAGAAGCGGCAGAAGAACCAACCGAATACTACACCAGCAAATACAGCGGTGAGGAGATCGATGCTTTGTTAGGCTCCAGCACCCGCCGTAACCTGCTGAACAACTGGTACTTCGTGGGCGGCGGCTCCCAGCAGGGCGGCGGGCAGTTTCCCATTAACCAGAGGGGGGAGAGGAGCTATAGTACATCATATGGGTCTATTTTTGATTGCTGGAAATGCGGCAAACCTGGATCTGTAATTACGCTTGCCCATGATTATCTGACACTCAACAATGTAGGTGATCTATTCCAGATCACGCAAAATGTTGATCAGGGTGAAGTTGTCACCGCCTCGATATTAACAACGGATGGATTGTTTAGCGGTACTGTTACAATCCCTGTGGCGACTAGCGAGAATATAGGTATCAATGCTTATCAAGGAAACGGCATTACTATTGCAGTGCTTGGTTTGGCCGGTGGAAACGTTCAATTTTCAATCTTAACGGATACTGAAAAGAATTTGATTGCAGGCAAGCTAGAACTTGGCTCCGGCCAAACTCTAGCCTACCAAAACGAGGAAGGCAACTGGCAGCTCTTCGAGACGCCGGATTATGCCGAGGAGCTAGCGAAATGCCAGAGGTATTTTCAACTTTACAGTGCGGCCGATAAACGACCAGCTAAAGCAGTGGATTGCCGCCCGACAATGCGCATTGACCCGACGCAAGGTCAACTCCAAATCAACGCACAAACCCTATATTATAATTCCGCGGAACTATAAGGGAGTACATTATGGCCGAAATGATACCTGACCTAAACTATATTGTTTATGTCCAAACCGATGGACATAACCGCATCACCGCCGTCAACTCCTCCGCCTTTGTGAGCGGGGACTGGGGCACGGAGATTGACCGGGGATACGGCGACAAATACCACCACGCTCAAGGTCACTACTTCCCTCGGCCCATCTACACCGAGGACGGCATCCCCCGGTACAAGCTGGAGGACGGTAAAGTGATAGAACGGTTGATGGACGGGGGCGAAACATAATGCTCATCATGACAAATTGGTACATCTGCACCCCGCCTAAATTTTGCCTCGGGTTTGAGGGCGACAATGAGGTTGTAGCCCTCGAAATCTCCACCGACCTCACAGACGAGTGGGACTTAAAGGTGGATGTGGAGAAGAGCGGTCAGAAGAATATTATCCAGCTCCAGCGCGTCGGGCAAGTGTACTCCGCCTTGCTGACGGCCTCCGTGCTGGCTGATGACGGCCAGTATTTAATGCAAGTCAGAGGCACCCTCGGGGAGCAGGTGCGGCACAGTAATATATTCTACGCAACGGTTCATGACTCCATTAACGCCGTAGACGCTTTCCCACCTCCCCTGCCCTCCGAATTTGAGCAGATGGAGGAGCGCATTACAGACCTAAACCAGCATCCCCCGAGGCCCGGCCTGGATGGGTTTTGGGAGATTTGGAACCCGGATAGCGGCCAGTACGAGGCGTCGGATATCCCTTTACCGGAGGGTGGAGGAGGTACATCCTACAACATCGGGCACGGGCTAAAGCTGGACAGAGACACAAGGACGTTATCTGTGGACACAGTAAGCGGCTTTGACGAGGGTGATAATACGCTCCCCATTACCGCAGCCGCGGTGCAGGAGACGGTAGGCAATATCGAAATCCTGTTAGGGACAATTTGAAAGGTGGGAAAGTATGAGTGTAGCAACTGAAATCAGCAGAATCCAAACAGCGCGGAACACTATCAGGTCAAAGGCCGTTGAACTGGGCATCGGCACAAGCACGGACGATCTGACCAAGCTGGCAACGGAAATTGATGGAATTGAGAACAGAGGAGCGGTATCTGCTACTGTCCAAGAGGGCGATACATATACCATCCCCAAAGGCTACCACAACGGCAGTGGCACGGTGTCAGGGGTGTCCGGTGGCGGAAACTATAACCTCCAGAGCAAGACTGTCACGCCAACCAAGTCCCAGCAGAATGTGACGCCCGACCCCGGCTATTATGGCCTGTCCGATGTGACAGTAGCCGCCATCCCCGGGAACTACCAGGACGTATCCGCCGTTACGGCTACCGCCGCTGACGTATTGACTGGCAAGGTGTTTGTGGACAAGGCAGGCAAGACCACCACAGGTACCATGCCAAACAATGGGGCGGCGACTGAAACACTGACCCCGGAAAAACTGTCTTACACCATCCCGAAGGGGTATCACAGCGGGACAGGAAAGGTGCAGATCACCCCGGAGACGAAGAGTGTTACGCCCAACAAGTCTGTCCAAACGGTAGAGCCTACGGACGGGAAGGTGCTCACGTCCGTTGAGGTAGCGGCCATCCCGGAGGCTTATGTGGACACCTCTGACGGCACAGCGGTTGCCGGGGATATCCTTAATGGCAAGACCGCTTACGCAAAAGGCGCGAAGGTCACTGGCTCAATGGCAAACAATGGGGCGGTCTCCGGGGAGATTGACGGCTTGACCACAACCTCCTTTGCCGTCCCTGCTGGTTACACCACTGGGGGCTCGGTGAGCCTGACGGGCGACATTGAGGAGGCCCTTGCGGCAATCTGATTGGAGGCGTGGTATGAGTATTCAGGGCGAAATCAACCGGCTGTCCGCCGCTAAGGCAAGTATCGCAGCGTCACTACAGGCTATGGGAGTAGAACCGCCGTCGGGCACCACACTGGAGCAGTACGCCGCCCAGTTAGCCGCTATCGCCACGGCTGCGCCCTGGCTCTCAATACCCGGCGGCGGCACGATGCAGATGGGGGAGAGCCTTGGCGACGGCCCCTACACCATTGAGGTGACAGAAGACGGAGAGGGCGGCGACCTCTCCGCCGAACAGGTGGGCTACAGCAACACGGGCAGCGGCCTGGAGGCTACCAATGTGCAGGGAGCTATCGACGAGCTGGCGGGGAAGGGCGGAGGCGAGTATCTGCCTTTGACTGGCGGGACGATGCAGGGAGATATCACCATCCCGGCGGACAAGGCCATCAAGCACGGGGGCTCTGCCGCTCAAATCAAGATGATGCCAAACGGGAATATCCGGATTGAGGCCCCCCTGGCTGAGGGAGCGGCAGCGATCACAGTCGGCACTTCCGGCATCAATCTGGTCAACAACACGACGCAGGTGCTACAGACCTCTGAGAGCGGTGTTGCACTTAAAGCAAACACGGATATGACCGGGCACAAGATAGCCAATCTGGCCGCTCCTGCTGATTCCACGGATGCCGCTAATAAGCAGTATGTGGACGAGCACGCGGGGGCGAAGGTTATTTTGGGGAGCTATGTGGGAACGGGAAAATCAGGCAAAAGCAACCCTAATCAAATAACCTTAGCCGAACCCTTTAAACTACTCTGTATTTATGGTATTCAACATACGGATTCGTATACAAGTATCAGCGATTCTGATATTTGTAATATTATTCCAAGCAGTATTATCCCTACTGAGTATACAAGCGGCTTTGGTTTTGGCATGGGCTACAATTATAATCCAAGAGATACTTACGGTAAAAAATCGACGGATGGAAAAACTTTCAGTTGGTATTTTGGCCTTAGCCCGACTAGTGCAGCAGATGTACAATTTAATACATCTGGAGTTGTATATCACTACTATGCCATAGTTTAGAAATAAGAGGTGAATCAAATATGACCATCATCCAAATTGAACCGCTGGAAACCGGCCAGCACCCGATCCAGAGCCAGAGCGGGCGGAGCGCCTGCTGGCTGGATGACTACATAGAGGTGCCCGCCCACCTCCATGACGCGGTGTGGGCGACCTATGGCTGGTGTGACCTCCAGATTGAGGGGGACAAGCTGGTGGGCATCACGCCTACTGAGCGGCCTCCAGAGCCGGAGCCGGAACCCCAGCCGCCCGACCTCACGCCGCAGTACGCCGCCGCTATGCGGGCCTATGCGGCCACCAGCGCGGCCATCCCGGACACCTACGCCCTGGACATGCCCGACCTGTTTCCCACGTGGGAGGCGGCGCTGGAGGCCGGAGAGGAATTACCTGCGGGCCGCATCCTCAACGGCGGCGGCCAGCTCTACCGGGTCGTACAGGCGGTAACTCCTCAAGAGGAGATGCCCCCGCACGACGACGGCATGCTCGCCATCTACCGGCCCATTGACCGTGAGCACGCGGGCACAGTGGACGACCCCATCCCGTGGGTGTACGGCATGGACTGTCATGCGGGTAAGCACTACAGCTACAACGGCAAGGTCTACAAGGTGGCAGAGGGCGGGGACATGATTCCCTGCACGTGGGCCCCGGATACCCCGGATATGTGGCAATGGGTGGAGGTGTAGCACATGGCTATCGTTGTAAACGGCAAAAAAGTTGCCGGTGTTGGAATGTCGGGCAAGGACGGCGCACCGGGCAAGGATGGATTGCCCGGCAAGAGCGCCTATCAGGCGGCGGTTGACGGGGGCTACATCGGCAGCGAACAGGAGTTTAACGCGGCGCTGGCCTCCATTGGAGACATCAACGCCGCGCTGGATGCAATCAACGGGGAGGTGGTTTGATGAGTACGACCGCGGACAAGCTGGCCTATCTCAGCGCTACAAAGGACACCCTAAAGGCCAACCTCACGGCCAAGGGCGTGGAGGTACCAGAAGGCACCACATTTCGCAGAATGGCGGAGATGGTGGGGGAGATTCCGGTTGCATCCACACACACAGTAGGTGTGACTGTAACCGAGGGGGTCTATAGCATCACCATTGATGGACAAACGCTTTACGAAGGGGGAACCTATGACCTTGAAGCGCAACCGGGTGAATACATTTATTTCGGGATTTCCTCCGATGTCGGATGGGGCGTTTATGGAGCTGAAACCGGGATTGGAATACCGACTGCGAACGGAAGGTCTCCGGCAGCACTGACCAGAGTTCCACCGACAGTGACAGACCTCTATTTTATAATGCCAGACGAAGATGTTTTACTAGAGGGGAGGGTGTAGGCGACCATGAGTAAGCTCATTACATACATCCCGCTCTCGTCCGTGGAGCGGATTGAGCTGAGAGTCACCAACTGCCGCAAGACGCTCTCTCAGGTCAAGGCTGAAACAAAGGCTCATTACGTGCTCAATGGCGGCATGTGGAACCCAGACGGCACCCCCTGCCCGCTGCTTAAGGTGGGCGGGGCGATGCTCTCCGGCACGCCCTGGCGGCCGATGGGCTACGCCTGGGACAAGGGGCCGGACATCCACATGACCTCCGAGTACGAGGGAGCGGCCAACTTTATCGCGGTGACTGCCCTTATTTCCTCCGGCGAGCCAGTGGATAAACCCTCCTATGGCTCGGCCCAGAGAGGCAAGAGGGGCCGCAGCGCCATCGGCCTGCGGGGTGGCAGTCTGGCCCTCTACTGCTCCTCGGATGGCGCCGATGCAGCCACGCCGGAAACTCTGCGGGACGAGCTGGCCGGGCTGGGCTGGGCCTCCGCCGTCATGCTGGATGGGGGCGGCTCCAGCCAGTGCGACTTTGGCGGCGAGCGCATCACCGCCAGCCGCAAGGTGCACAACTGGATTTGCGTCTGGCTCAAACAGGGCGGCCAGAAGCCGCCGGAACAGGAGGACAAGCCTATGAGCAAGCACACTGTATGCCTCGACCCCGGACACGGGCCGGGCAACGTTAACGGCTCCCCGGACGGCACCTACAAAGAGTGGGAGTTTACCTGGGACATGGCTCAGCGTATCAAACCGCTTCTGGAGGCCCAAGGGGTGGGCGTGGTGCTCACCAAGACGGCGGACAATTACCCCAGCCTGACAGAGCGGGCCAACATCAGTAATAAGTCAAAGCCGGACTGCTTTGTGAGCATCCACACCAACGCTTACGGGGAGGGGGGCTGGTCGAGCGCGTCCGGGCTGGAGATCTACACCAGCGCAGGGCCTATGACGGCGCAGCGCAATGTTCTGGCCTCCAAGCTGGTCAACACTTTCCACGCCGCCGGGGTTTCCCTGAGAAATGAACCTATCAAGCATGAGATGTATACCGT